CCGGCCCGCCCGGGGGCGGGGGGGGCCCCGGGGGGGGGGGGGGGGGCGGGCGGCGCGGCGGGGGGGCCGCGCGGAGGGCCCCCGGGGGGGCTTATTTGGTGCCGTGCTGGCGTTGCATGTTGTGCTCGAGCCTTTGCTTGAGCGTGGTGCTCAGCTTATCCTTGATCAGGGGGGCGACCTTGTCGCTGGTTATCATTTGGGGCATAGAGATCGTGGTGAACTTCTTGATGTCGGTTCGCTCCTCGCTCATGCGCTGGAAGGGGATGGCCCCCACCTTGCCCGGGGCCGTGGCTCCTGTGCCCATGAGGATGTTGTGCGAGCGTTTGGCAAATGCCCCGCCGGGCGTTCTGGTGTTCAGGTACCGGCCGATGACTTCGGTCTTGCCCTTGTAGACCTGCTGCTTGAGCGTGTACTTCTTGCCCTTGGGCGCGGCCTTTGGCGTCATGCCGAAGTGGACGGGGGTGAGCATCCGGCCCTCGTAGGTGATGGTCATGGTGTCGATGGTCTCGCCCTTGATCCGTATGCTGCCGGCCATCTTCTTGGGCTTGGCCGCCTTGCCGCCTGCCGGCGTGATCTCTGACTTCTTGATGTTGAAGATCCCGGTGACGCAGGTGGCGATCATGCCCGGCGCCCTTGACCTCATGTCGCTGATGGTCGCCTTGATCGCCTTCTCGCTGCCCTCCCTGAGCCCCTCGATGTCGCCGAGCAGCTTCCCGTAGTTCTTGATCTGCACCGGCCACGAGCCCTTGTGGTAGCTGCCGGCCATGTCGTTCCCTCCTTCCGGGCAAACAAAAACCGCCCGGGGTTTCCCCCTGACGGTTCGTGTGCTTTATCGTTTGGACGTCGTGCGGACGTCCTGCGGACGTTATGCGGATTTATTCAAGATACAGATTAACACGGGCTCGGCTTTTGTTCAATGTCACCTTATACCATTTCCTCTCATTTTATCCGCGCTCCTGAGCCCCTGTAAGCCCCTGTGACGGCTTTGCGTCCTTTGGGGTATGGTTGCCCTCGTCTGCTTCTCCTGCGGCCTCTGCGAGGCTGATTAAGGCCGTGCCGTGTAGCCTGAAGGTTTTGCGCATGTAGTTCTCGGTTGCGTCCTCGAAGTCGTCTGCCTCGCCGAACAGGATGCCGCAGATCTCCGGCCAGCCGGCCCGATCGAAGTATCGGAGGCGAATGACGGCGCGCTCGTCCGGCTTCTTTACCTGCTGGAGCAGCAACTCGATCGCCGCCCTCTCCGTGCGCTCTGCCTCGATGGCCTCCTTGATGGTGCCCTCGAGCTCCATCTTCCTGATCACGATCATGGCCGTGCGGTCGGTCTTGACGCCCGGGCTCTTGGGCATCCCGGAGAGGTTCGAGCTGGACGCGGAGGTCATGGTCGACTCCATGCGCTCGAGGCGCTCGATCTGGTTGTCGATCTCCCGGAGCATGGCCGTGTAGCCCTTCAGCCTTTCCTTGATCGTTTGCGGTTGGGTTCTTTCGGTCATTCTTTCAGGGCATCACTCCCGTTCACCTCCCTCGGCGTCGGGCTCGGCGTCTCGCTCGAAGATCCCGGCGATCTGTTCCCGCGGGAGCTCTTTGCCCTGACGGATGCAGCGGACGTCTTTCTTGCCCGTCGTTCGTATGTAGCGTTTAACCGTTACGTCGGTATAGGCCGGCGTCAGCTCCATGATGTAGGACTTCTGGCCCTTGGACTCGCAGGCGATCAGCGTGGTGCCGGATCCTCCGAATGGGTCATAAACGCCCTCGGCGAAGTCTGTGTTGTCGATCGGCATTTCTATGAGCTCGACGGGTTTCTGCGTGGGGTGCAGGTCGTTCCCTGTCCTTTGGCAGGTGAGCACGTTCCCGTAGCCTTTGTGGCCGTCGAAGCTGGTGGAGGCCCGGGCTGCGAACATTATGAGCTCGTGCTGCGATCTCCAGCCCATACCCATGCCCGGCGATCCCTTATCCCACACGAGCATCGACTTCACGCCGAGGCCGGCAGCTTCGACAAGGTCGAACAGATACACCCACATGCGCCAGTCTGTAAAAATGTAGGCGTAAAGGCAGGGGACGTCAGTCAGGGCCGCCCTGATCAGGTTTTGGTAGCCTCGGGTGCTGATGATGTCGTTTGCGATCTTGGGCGTCGGCTTGCCTTGTTGCTTGGTTCCGATGCTCCCGGTGGCCTTCTTGCTTTCTTGGTTGCCCCCGGAGCAGTACGGCGGGTCGGTCAGCAGGATCTCCGGCTTTTCCCCGTTCAGCAGCAGGGCCCTGTCCTCGGGTCTCGTGCAGTCGCCGCAGAGGACGCGGTGCTGGCCCACGATCCAGAGGTCGCCGTATTGGGTGATTGGTTCGGCCGGCGGCTCGATCACGGCGTCGGGGTCGGTGAGGTCGTTGTGTATGGCCTCAGAGAGCGCCGTCACGATGTTGCCGTACTCCTCCTCGGTATAGCCGGAGAGCATGAACGGGATCTCGCCGGTGTCGATGTCCGCAAATACCTCGGCCAGCAGCTTGTTGATGATGTCCGAGAGCTCCGCGATCCTATTGTCGGCGACGAGGTCGGCCATTTCCTCGGCTTCGCTCGCATACTCTTGATAGTCCACCGGCACCTCGCTCAGGTCGTCGAGCTCGGCGGCCATCATGCGGCCGTGGCCCTTGACGATCATGCCGCTGCGGGTGCTGACGGTGATCGGCCCGCGCCAGCCGGTCGCTCTGATGATGGAGCCGAGGAGCTTGATCTGCTCCGGCGGGTGCTTGTTGGGGTTTTTCGGGTTGGGCCGGAGATCCTTGACCGGCACGATCGCGTCGTGGGCGCAGAACACGGGGACGCCGTCGGCGTATGCCTTGGGCTTGGCCTTGGTGGTGTACCCTGCGAGAGCGGGGCCGGCCTGCGGTTGTGGTTTGTCCTTCGCCATCGCTACACCTCCCCGAGGATCCCGACCCATCGCTCGGGGCGATGGTTTTGCTCTCCCCATTTGGCGTCTTGACGGTTTCGCTCGTTGTCGACGAGCGTGAGGGCAGCCGTCCGGGTGTCGATGGTGTTGTTCATGGGGTTTTCCTCCTTGTGCAGGTTGTCGGCCGCCATCATGATCAGCGCGGCCGATGATGGGGCCGGCATCCCCGCCGGCGCCTTGGTGTCGCCTATCCCGTCGAGCTCGACGTCTTTCTCCCCACAATATTGGCAGGGTTCGTCTGCCTTGTAGGCGCTCGAGGAATATGAGAGGCCGCCGCAGTCGCGGCATTTGTATCTATACACGGGCTCGCCCTCCTTTCGGCAGCAGCGTGATCCCCTCGGGGAGCTGCCGCAGCATGTTGTCCGGGCCGATTATATCGGCGACGCTGTCCTTCATGAAGATCGGGATCCCGCGTTCGCGGCACTTCCAGACCAGTTTCGTGATCCACTCGGCCGGCGGGACGATCTTTTCCTTGCTGCTTCCCGTCTCGGCGCCGACGATCAGCCACTTGATGGCCCCGTAGTCGATCGCGCCAGCGAGATCCTCGTGCAGGGGCTCCACGCTCAGGAACATGCGGGCGGCGCCGGATCCGGCTGTGCGCATGATCTCCGTCCGCTTGGCTGCGTCGGCCTTGGTCGTGACGGTGGTGCCCCACCAGAAGGCCAGCCGGCCGGTGCCATAGGCTTCGGGCAGCAGGCTCATGAGCTTCAGGTATCGCCCGGGCGCCTTGGTCAGGAAAAGGTAGCGGTGCGGCGGAGCCTCGGCGCAGGCGGCGAACACCTGCCGGATCCACTCGTCCGGCACCCAGTCGCCGAACAGGTCGCCCATCGAGCTCACAAAGATTGTCGCGCCGGTGGCCTTTCTTGCTGGCTCCTTGAGCTTGTAGCGGTGGAACGTGGGGTAGAAGGCCATCGGGTACGGCTCGATCTTGCCGCCCCTGCGGTATGGCTTGTCGAGCTCCATCATGGTGTCGAGCCCCTCCGAGCTGTCGTACTTGCCGCCATAGAAGCCGGGGTCTCCGATCCGCGGGGAGAAGTCGAGGCCGAAGCGGTAGGCGATGCGCCGGGCGTAGCAGTT